TCAACGCACAGGGGGGGATGGGGGTAGGTGGGGTAAGCAAACTCATTTTAAATTTAACACCCAGACCTCAAGCCAAAACACATACTGAAAAGTGCAATTGAACTATCCTAACAGCCTGTTCAGCCTAGCCTCTAACTCAGCCTTGATTGTATCAGGGTCTCGCTCTGTCTTATCTTCAGTCTCAACCTTGTCCGTAAATAGTGCAACTGATTTACCTAGGAGCTCTAAAGCTCTGACCCTTGCACCATCTGAGTTGTCCTGATTGGTTGCTTCATCTGTGAGCTGTTTCAAAACAAAGTCACTTCGAGAGAGGCTTAACATGCGCTGCTGCTTAACTCTATCAGCATTTAGCACCTCTAACCTTTGGGATACCTTATGGTTTTGAACCAATAGACAAGCCTCTGTATGTATACATGCTGCACTCATGTTTGAGGCATCATATGCTAACCTATATGCATCACTAAAGTTATTACCCTCAAACACTGCAAGAGCGAATGCTTCTTGTTTATCTGTTAACCCTGTATTCTTACTGGTGGCACTCTTTTTCCTAGTGCCTGTATGTTTCTTATTACTACCTACTACTCTTAACTTAGGTTTCTTATTACTCACTATGGCAATCCTTCTAACGCTGCGCTTGCTTACGGGATTTTGGGCAAAACGAATCACCCTGATATTTTCACCTAATCTGGAGCAAGCGATACCCAGAAAAAGTGCAATAGAACTTTTTTATACTCTAACATCTAAATTTTTTTTTGTCACGATATCCCTTATTTTATTGGCTAATACTGATAATAAGAGAATAAAAGGTAATAAAAGGGAATATAAGGGTTTACATAGGTATCTAGAAATGCAATAAGAATGACAGACGCAGGGAAGCAACGAGGTTTTTAGCCCTCACAATCCCTCCGAACATAGGCTCACAAGCCACGCCAATAGGCTCACCAAAGCACCTCGCTGCGAGGCACACGCCACCAGATATACTGGACGGTCTGTAAAAGAGAGTTGCAAGTAGGACTGAACGACAATGCATGTGTAAAAAAATAAAGTGAAATATAGAATATGTTAAAAATCTCAACCGCTGTTTTTCGGATATAGACCAAGACATGTTGAACCCATCTATCAGCCTAGAGTGGGTGAAAAAGACTAGGCAAGGTTGATCGCCTTTATTGTCATAAAAGATCAAAGTGAAATTTTCGAGAGCGGCAGCTTACTGGTTGCCGTTGTCATGGTTTCATTTGAGGAGAAAATAATGACCAATATTACAATCACTGTGAATAAGAGCTTTGGAACTGGTACTCAAGAAATTGGCTTAGATGATTATGTAGAAACTTGGACTTTTGGAGTTCAAAGTATTTACAGATTAGGCAGCAATTTGGATGAGCATTATGAGCTAGAAGCAATGCAAAAACGCATCAAAGAATTAGCAGTTAAAAAGTTCTTTGAGCTTTACCAAAAAGAGCAAGAAGAGGCCGCAACATGCGCTGCACTATTAGCAGCCGCAGCATAAGATTAACAGTGCAGCCTACGGGCTGCATCATTAACTTTATGAGGAGCGTCTTATGACATTTAAAATCAAAATAAACCATCGTGGTGCAGTCGCATATGACTACGCAAAAACAGAATACCTTGCAAAACAAAAAGCCAGACTGATGGCTCGTAAAGCAGCAAGGTCACCATTTTTAAATAATGAAGTTGTAGACATCATTTATGTTGAGGATTGCTTAGGCGGTCTCAGGGCTGAGTACAGAGTAGATGACACACGTTACATCATGGGAGTAAAATAAGATGGCTAAATTTAAAGTGAATTACATTGAATACGAAAAGCCCTGTTCAATGATGCTTAAAGCACAAGATGAATACGATGCCTTTGACGAGATGTTTTCTATGTCAAGTGAAGGTATCTTTGGAGTTACTGAAAAGTCAGACCCTTGGATTGAAGAAGTAGAGGAGTAAAATAATGGAAAACTCAAGAGATTTCGCAATGGATTTAATAGAAAAAACTTATGAGACACACGAGAGTTTATTGAGGGCTTGCCTGTCATATATGTCCACTGATGATGTGACTGACATGCTTAAAACAAATGAATGTTTAGACTGTTTTACAGAAGCTTATCTAGAAGAGTTTGGAATAAAAAACAAAGGGAATAAATCATGAGACCATGAGTGCAGCCCTTCGGGGCTGTAGTCGCGGCATCATGCCGATAACAGAAACTTGTCAGCCAAAAAGGATGAACAGATGACAAATTCAAAAACTTTTACCGTATCCGACACTGCAATCAACAACGTTTACAGCGCAGAGCAAGAGATCGCCTCTCTCAAAGGTGTAAACAAAGAAAACAATGCCGCTGCTAACAGCGCAAAAATGGGAGCTTATGGCGAGGTTATCGCTGCCATCTCTCAGGTCAAACTAGTCAAGGGCAACTTGCCACGCGCAAACTCTAAAATCCTCAAGGGTTCATTAGTTGAACAGGCAGGTGTCAAAGAGGCTACTGCCAAACGCTACCTTGAAAATTCTGTAGGTGCTATCGTATTGCTCAAGGATCATTTTGGTGAGATACCAACCCAGTATACGCCTGACGCTATCGTCAAGGATCTAGCAACGCTAGAGATCGACAGCGAAAACAAGCTTGCTAAAGCTGTTAAAGGTGAGAGCGACAAGTCAAAAGCGCAGCGCCTCGCAGAGCAAGTCGTCGGTAAGTTCTCAAACAAAAAAGATGAGAAGGGCAAGAGAGTACAGGGTGATGTATTCAAGGATGGCTTGACCGATGAGGAGCTTGACGAGTTCGAGAACGCCATGCGTGAGCTTAAGGCTGCTCGTACAGCATACCGCAACTCAGAGGCTGCTAAGGCTGCTGAGGCTGAGGCTGCTGAGGAAAATGTAGCAGTTGATAGCACAGTTGCTGAGTTCACTGACGCAGCATGAGACTGAGCAAGCGCGAGAAGCGCATCATCTTTGTTGAGGGCGTTGCTTCTGGCATCGCCTTCACTGCCTTAACAGTGGGCATACTCATAGTAGTACTTGCATTTTAATCTCAGCCCTTTCGGGGGCTGAATTTTTAAGTGCAATAGAACTTTTTAAAAAAGGAGGATCAATGACTGATGAACTCAAAGAGATGCTTTTGGATTACCTACGAGACATGACAAAGCGTGGTGATTATCAAGCGAAACTTTTGTTAAGTTTACTGGAGGAATAATGGAACTAGAAGACACCTACAGCATGAACATAGTTGAGGCATACAAAAATTTCAGTGTGCAAGAGTTAAACCAGATGCTTGTTAAAGCTAATGAAGACTTTGACAATGCTGTAAAAGAAGTAAGAGAGAGCGGTCTACGCTCCAAACAGGATAGAGTAGAGACATGCTCTGTAAAAATCGAATGTCTAAATTTTGTAATCGCAATCAGAAAAGCAGATGAACTGCTTTCAACCTTAGAGGGAAAATCCTAATGAAATTATCACAAGCAAAGGCCATCGCTAAGGCCGCTATCACAGTCAAGACTGACACATTAGATTGTGTGCCGTACCTTGTATCAGGTGCAGGGATTGGCAAGACTTCCGTTGTCCATGAGATCGCCAAGGAGCTAGGTATTGGTTGCCAGATATTATCACTGGCTCAGTATGATGCAGGTGAGCTTGCAGGTTGGGTGCTACCCAATGCTGATGGCGAGACGATGGATCGCAGATGTCCTGACTGGATGCCAAGAGATGGCAAGGGTATCTTATTCCTTGATGAGCTACCACAAGCCCCAGTGTCTAATCAAAACATTGCCGCACAGTTGGTCAATGAAAGACGCATAGGTAAGCATCACCTTCCAGAGGGTTGGCATATCATTGCGGCAGGTAACCGCATGTCAGATAGGGCAGGTACAAACAACATGCCTTCTCACCTCAAGGATCGCTTGATGTTCCTAGACATTGAGGCTGACCTAGAAGATACGATTGGCTACTACTACAGCAAGCGTATTGATGAGCGTATCGCTGCATTCTTGCGCTTCCGCCCTGAGTGGTTGCACAAGTTCAACCGTGATGAGAATGCTTGCCCATCTCCCAGATCATGGGAGCGTGTCGCTACTATCCTCAAATGGTCTCTTGATCCAGTCAATCAGATTGAGGCTATCGCAGGTCAGGTTGGACGTGCGGCTACGGCTGAGTTCAATGGCTTCCTCAAGGTGTATGATATTGTACCTGACATCGATAAGCTAATTGCTAATCCTGCAAGTGCAGATATTCCTGACGCACCTGATGTTCAGTATGCTGTATGCGCTGCACTGTCAGCCAAGATGACTGGCAAGAACGCCAAGAACATCGTGACATATCTAAAGCGGCTACCTCAGCAGGAGTTTGCCGCCTTTGTGATCAAGGATGCAATGAACCGCACTGATGATCTCAAGCGAGACCTCAAGGCTGATGCATCGATCAGAGAATGGATCATGTCAGTAGGCAAGAACCTTATCCTTTAATCACAGTAAAGCAGGCATACACGTCAATATGCCTGCTTATCATTTCAGCTTTTAGTTCTATTGAACTTTTTTAGGAGAAAATTATGGACGCACAAATGAAAGTGTCTCGCGCTGTTACGCGCCTAGTTGTCAAGCATCCCTTCTTTGGATCGATAACTTTATCATCAAAAGTTGAACCCGATGATACAATCCCGACTATGTGTACCGATGGCAAATCTATTTGGTGGTCACCAGAGTTTGTCGATACGATAGACCAAGAAGAGACCGTAGGTGTCACGGCTCATGAGGTATTGCACATTGTATTCAAGCACCCTTTGAGACGTGGTTCTCGTGACCCTGAGCTTTGGAATATCGCATGTGATTTTTCAATCAATCAAATCCTAGTTGATGAAGGTTTCAAATTACCAGAGGGAGCATTGATTGACCCTCAGTACAAAGGTCTATCTGCTGAAGCTATCTATGATCGACTGCCACAAGATGCCAAAGAAAAGTACGGCAGTAGGGTTATTGGTGAGGTCAAGGATGCCAAGAAGGATGATGGCGGTGACATGTCAGAGGCTGAGGTCAAGCAGATGGAAGCAGACATTGACGCCAAGGTAATGATGGCTGCATCTGGGGCTAAGGCAATCGGCAAGCTACCCTCTGCTATCAAGTCTTTGATTGAGGAGATGGAGCGCAGTCAAGTTGACTGGCGTGACGTGATGCGTAGATTTGTTGGCGGTGATCAGCCAGATGACTACAGCTTTCGCAAGCCTCAGAAAAAGATGTATCATATGACTGGTATCATCTCACCCTCTATCGAAAAGATTGGTGCAGGTGATGTGGTTGTCGGCATCGATACAAGTGGATCTGTCACAAGGAAAGAGCTAAAGTTTTTCCTTGGTGAGATCAACGCTATCAGTGAGGACATCAAGCCACGATCAATCACGGTGATCACTTGTGATGCTCAGATACAAACCGTCAGGCGTTACGAGCAAGGTGAGGAGATCGAAAAGATTGAGATCAATGGGCGTGGTGGCACGAGAGTGAAGCCAGTGTTCGATTACATTGAAGAGCACCAGTTGCAAGTAGACAACATGGTCTACCTCAGTGATCTGGAGATCTGGGATTACCCAGAGAACCCACCACACTATCCGACACTGTGGGTCTCATCATATCTAGGGTCTAAGGAAGCACCTTGGGGAGACACCACCTACCTGACAACGTAGGTGACCTCATGTTTTATAGTGTGGCAACAATAACAATCTGCATCCTCTGGTCAGTGGGTGCAGCATTAGGATGGTGGAATATTTAAATAAAGGAAACAAAATGAAAACGATTACAGTTAGAGTAAATAAAACTATTGCATACGATGTCTCTGTGCCTGTTCAAGATGAGCATGATTACCCAGAGATAAGAGAGTATGTGAACTCAATTAATTGGGATAAAGAAATTAAAGTATCTCCACAAAACTTCAAACACATAGCCGAATATACTGAGTGGGTGGATTGGGATTTAGATCAACCAAAATTAGTTTGGGGTGAAGAACGCACCAACGAAATTTTAGATCATTGGTTGGGCGATGCAGCTAATCATCAAGCTCGACTAAACTTACATGATGAGTGCCGAAGTTCTGCCAGAGTAATGCAAGACGTTATTGATTGGTGGGAAAGTTCACAATAAAAAAAAGGAAATCAGATGAGTGATGAGTGCAAGGACTGTGGCGATAGCGTTGCGTGGGGCAGCGGTAAGTTCGTCAACCGACTACCTGCGGAGAGTGGGTTTTTTATATGCGCTGATTGTCAGTGTGTCGAGTGCGACAAGTGCCATCAAGATGTTATCGAATGGGGTCACCCACCTCATGATGACGGTGAGATATGGTGCTTTGATTGCTTACCAGAGTGAAGTCGTGGGGCAGCGGAGGACTGCCCCTCAATCAATTTAATAACAAAAGAAAGTGAGTGCAATGCATATGATGGAATTTGTTAATGGACTTGTTGAGAATTATAAAGACAGTCCACCAATACCAATTGGATCATCAAAAAAATGGAGTGTATCTCAACTCCCAGATTTTATTACTAACTCAATATTTATTGACTGTACAGAAATCACAGACCACGCAAAAGATACAGCGTTTGAAGAGTATGCTGACAGAAACACACCACCAAATTCAGATGTAATTTTACCTGCACCTCATGTTGGTTTGTTTGTTGATATATCTAACATGGGGGCAAACACTGAGCTTCCAGATCCTAAAAACACTAACAAAAAATCTCTGTTATTGTGTGTTCCTATGAGCGAAGATCTTCCTGAGGAAAACTTTGCAGTTTTAAACTGTTATCTCAAAGAGGATGTCTTGCCTCGCGTAATCGGTGG